CCCCTGGAGCTGCTATTCAAAATGCTGCCGATGATGCTGCGGCGGCAGGCGGCGGGCGCTTGCGCGATCTGATGCGCACACCGCAAGATCCGGCATTGTCAGGCGTCGGCGCGGCTCGCTCGCCAATAGCCACAATGCGCCAGCAGCGTGCATCAAATCTTGGCCTGTCTCCGCTAACAGAGGGGCAGGCTACGCGGGAGCCGGCGCAAGTGCGGTTTGAGCGCAACACCGCAAAGATGCCTGAGGGCGGTCCACTGAATAATCGATTCATCCAGCACAACCAAGAATTGCTTGGTAAGTTCGATGAGTATTTCGATCAGACTGGCGCGCAGGCGCCTACTCTTCGAACTGCTGGCGGCGTGGTTGATAGTGCCCTTCGTGACAAATATAATCGCGCTCGCTCAGAGGTGAGTTCGGCTTACCGTGCTGCGCGCAATGCAGGGGAAACCGCAGAGCCAGTTTCCTACAAGGCGCTGTCTGATTACCTTGCAACGAAAAATGCCGAGATCACCACAGGCAACGCACCAATGCTTAACTATGTGCGGGCAAAGCTTAGCGAACTTGATCCCCAGGGCACGGGGCTTATCCCCGTTAATGACCTTGAAGAGTTGCGTAAGGGCGCCGGGCGGCTTACCCAAGGCGGAACTCCAAATTCTGCCTTCATTGGCGAAGTAAAGGGAGCCATTGATTCCTCCATGGATAACGCCACTGGTACGCTATACCAACAGGCGCGCCGTATGCGTGAGAACGTGGCAAAGCAATTTGAGGATGCCGGCGTTATCGACAAGCTGCTGCGCACCAAGCCTGGCTCCAGTGATCGCGCCGTAGCATTAGAGGATGTGGTTGACCATTCCATGTTCGGTTCGCGCAGCCTTGACGATGTGCGGCAGATGCGGCGCGTCCTTCAAGCTGGTGGTGGAGAGCAAGGCGCGCAGGCGTGGAGAGAACTTCAGGGCGCCGGTATTAACAAGATGCGCGACACGCTATTCCCTCCTCAGGGAGCGCAGGATTCCGCAGGCAATACCCTTCCTCGTCCCGCCGCCCTTAAGAAGATGGTGGCCGATATGGACGCCGATGGGCGCCTTGAGTTCATCTATGGGAAAAAAGGTGCTGAACAAATCCGCGACCTGGCAGACGCCGCCGTTGATGTGAACTACCAGACTGGAGCTAACACATCTGGCACGGGCGCAGATATCCGAGACATGTTCCAGCAGAAGGCAGCCGGTATCTTGAGGACAATTCCAGGCGTTCGGGACGCGGCGAAATATCTTGCTGACCGTGCCGAAAGCAAGGCGCTTCGTCAGCGTGTTGACGCGGCCCTTTCGAATGACAAGAACTCCTTGCGAAATGCGGCAGCCGGAGCTTCCGCTAAACCGAAAGCCGCAAACAAGCTACAGCAATCGCTCGACCAAGACTAAGGAACAACATGGCACAGCAACTTATCGGCGGGAAATTCATCGCCAACTACCCAGACCTGATTACCGGGCAGCTCAAGCCGGCTGTTGGCTACAAGCTTTACACCTATGTCTCTGGTACGGTTACTCCGCAAGCGACTTATAGCGATGTTGGGCTGACCGTGCCGAACACTAACCCTGTAATCCTCGACACGCGCGGCGAAGCATCGGTGTTCTTGACGCCGGGGTTTACCTACACCTTTGTTCTTAAGTCGGCTAGTGGTTCGACCGTCTGGACACGTGATGGTATCTCGGGGGCCGTTTCCACAAATGATTTGGCTTCCTCTGCTGGTGCTGGCACTGTTGGATTCGATTACTCCGGTACCTATGCATCTGGCACTGTGGGGAAATGGCTGAAAGATCTTGCCCTATCCACTGGAGCTAGTTTCATTGGGTTTATCCAATCTGGTGTAGGGGCAGTACTTACCACAGTGCAGGCAGCGCTTCGCCTATATCCAAGCGTAACCCAATGGGGCGTTACTGGTGATGGGGTGACGGATGATACCGTTAATTTCCAGAAGGCCATTGATGCTATCAATGCTCGCGGCGGTGGCCGGCTGCTGGTGCCGAAAGCCACTTACATGCTCGGCAAGCTGTACATGAAGTCGAACGTCACCCTGATTATCGAAACTGGCGCCGTGCTCCAAGCGATCAATAACATCTTTGGCGTCAATGATAGGTTCCTCAATATCGATGGTGTCAGTAATATTTGTATCGAAGGCAACCATGCTGTCATTCGGATGAACAACGAATATGCATCAGGTGAACAGCGTCACAATGTGTTCATGGTGGACGCGCACAACGTTGTTATCCGTGATCTGCATGCTGATGATTCTGGCGGTGACGGGTTCTACATCGGGCGCAATGCTGCTGGTACGCATTGCACAAATATCACGATTGAAAACTGCTATGCCGATGGTAACCGTCGCCAGGGCCTGAGCTGGGTTTCTGGCACTGGAATCAACATTATCGGCGGCTTGTATTCGGCAACCAGTGGCACGTCACCGCAATATGGTATTGATATCGAGCCAAACGATTCTGATGATGAAATTCGAGGCTCACTGATTGGCGTTACCACTTCCAACAATAATGGCGGTGGGTTCCTGATCGCCATGAAGAACCTCGTCAACACGGCCAATAAAAATATTCAGCTTTCGATTATCGGCTGCAAATCTTATTCGGATAATGCATCCAATAGCACCATCGGTGCTTCGCTGCGGTTTGCCGGGGATGGTGCAGCCTGGTCCAATACCCTGTCCGGTTCGATCATTGTGCGCGATTTCCAGTCCTTTGATTGCAAAGGCTCGGGGATCATCATCAACGACTGGGATTACCTGAAGGGTGCGCGCATCGATATCGATGGTGTGCGCGTGGTCAATCCAAATGCAGATGGTGTAGCCACTCAGCCGTATGACCAATGCGGCGTTGCCGTGTACACCGGCGGTCTGGTTTCGGGGGTCGGTAACTTCTCGATCCGCAACATGGAGATCAGTGGCGCCAACCTGTACACAGGCGCGTACATGGCTGACACGAATGGCCCGATTCGCTCGTTCACCCTGCACGACGTGATCAACAAGGCAGCGTCGACCAGCTCTGGCTTTATCCAGTACGTGTCGGCGGCTGGCCCGAATGTCGATTCCGCAATCACCTACTCGAAAGAGCAGATTGTTTCCTTGAGTGGTACGGCCAACCTTTCGAACTATCCTGGCCAGACCATCGAGATCACCGCTGGCGGCGTTTATACGCTTCCAGCGGCGGCAGACGCCATCGGCCAGAAGTTCATTCTGCGTCTGATGGTTACTGCTACTGTCGAAATCTCTCCTTCTGGCGTGGACAATATCCTTGGATGGAGCGTAACGGCTGGTGGCCGGTTGGTAATGAATCGTGCTGGCGATCTGGTCATTTTGAAAGCTACCACGGCTGGATGGGTTCCTGAATTCATCAGCCATTATGCGCAGCGTCCAAAGGCGACAAACACCACTTCGCCACGTAAAATCGTGTGGGGAAGCGCTCCACCTACGGATGGAACCTGGGACTTGGGCGATATGATGATCAATGTCGCTCCTGCTGTTGGCTCTCCTAAGGGCTGGCGATGCACAGTGGCCGGCACGCCTGGCACCTGGGTTTCGGAAGGCAACCTGTAAGGAGGCATCATGTCCTACTTCGCAATCTGGCTTATCGCAACACTGATCTTCGCCCCATTCATCGGGGCATTTATCCAGGCTGGCAACCGCTAGCCGCAACACGAAAGGGAAGTCATGAAATATCCACTGAAAGCCGTAGGCACTGGCGGCGGCAAGCAAAAGCCGACCGAGAAGACCTCGACCAAGCCGACCAAGCCGGCAAAGAAATGAATATTTGGCGCTCTCGTATAGCATTTGGTGGCGTATCCCTTGGGATAGCGCTATTACATGCATGGGCCTTGTCCGATGTCAGCAACACCGATTTCGGGATGCTACTGTTTCACGGGAGCGCCGCAGCTTGTGAGTTGTTTTTAATCGCCCTGGTTCCTCATATTTTGAGCGGCCAGGTCTGTACCGACATGGAAACCCTATCCATTGTTTCCATTGTCGCCAACGCTATCGGTTGGTTCCTTTACGTGGCCTCATACCCGCCCGTCTTCTTTGACGTTTTCACCTGGGGATTGAGCTATGTACAGGCTATCCGATTGGCTATTCCAGACCGCTATGATGCTGACCATAACTGGACTGCTTTATTTCGCGGCGGCGTTGGTGGCCGCACTTGATAAATCACTGAAACGACGAATCGATGAACGATCACGAAACCGTATGGAGCGCCATCGAGAGCGCCGCAGGTAACCCGAAGATTGCCACGGCAGTAGCGGCCGGCACGGGGGCCATGGGAGGCGCGTACAAGCTTGGCTTGGTGCAGGACTACCTATCCACAGCAACGCTCGCCGTAGGTCTCATGACCGGCTGCGTGGTGCTGGCGGTACAGGTAGTCAAGCTGCTGCGCACCTGGCGCGCTTACCAGAACGATGAACCCGATGAGGCATGACCATGACCCCGCATCGACTACTCAAAACCGCCATTCTTCCTGCGCTCGATGACCTGGCTACGCTGGGCATTCCCGCTACGGTCAGTGCTGCCCGCTTCCTGCTGGCGATTGCGTTGCAAGAATCCGGTCTTGCACATCGGCGGCAAGTGTCGTCTGGCGGCGTCGAGGGCGGACCTGCTGCCTCTTTCTGGCAATTTGAAGTTGGCGGCGGCTGCAAGGGCATCCTGACGCATCACGCGACAGCTGAGCGCATGCAGAACCTGTGCGAAAACTATAACGTCAAGCCTGAGCCGCTGGCGCTGTGGGAGGCCATGCGCTACCAAGATATCGTCGCTGCTGCCGCTGCGCGCCTGCTGGTCTATTCGCTGCCTGGTGCGCTGCCTACCACCTCCGACGAAGGCTGGAAGCAGTACACCGAAGCATGGCGCCCTGGTAAGCCGCATCCTGAAACCTGGGCCCAGAACTGGGCGGCTGCAACGCAACTCACAGGATCGGCATAATGGTTGCCCCACTCATCATCGCAGGCGCAATCGAACTGGCAAAGGAATTCGCTCCTTCGCTGGTCAAGTCGTTGACTGGTAGCGACAAGGCGGCGGAGGTGGCAGGGAAAGTTGTCGGCGTGGCACAGTCCATCACCGGCAAGGAATCGCCAGATGAGGTGCTTACCGCCTTGCGTGCGGATCCTGCTAAAGTTCTGGACTTCCAGCAGGCCATGTCTGCGGTGCAGGCCGACCTAGAGAAAGCCTATCTTCAAACCATTTTGGGAGCGCAGAATATGCAGATTGCCGCGCTCGGGCAGGAAGACCTATTCAGTAAGCGATTTGTTTACTATCTTGCTGCGGCGTGGTCGATCTTTGCTATGTGCTACTTTACAGGGGTTACGTTCTGGCCCCCTGTGGCAGCCGGCCAGCGCATTGCGGATACCGTGCTGGGCGTCTTGATTTCCACGGTGCTGGGTGCGATCATGATGTACTTCTATGGCAGCACAAAAGGCAGCGCAGATAAGACGCGAATGCTCGCCCAATCCACGCCGCCAAAGCCTTAGAACGTCCCCGCCACCGCCACGCTGTGCCGCCCGAAACGTACCTGCACCGTTCGGGTGACGTAGACTCCCAGCGCGGCGCCGGCCGCATCGGCAGCCAGGTCTTTGACAGAGAAGCCAGAGCCGCCCTTGCGCGAGTCCGACAGTTCCTTGGCTAAGCCCGGCATCATCGCCAGGGCGAAGGCCGCAACGGGCTTGTCTTCCGGCAGGATCAGCTGCGCACCAGCGCCCAGCGCGAACGATACGCCGAAGTGCTTCGCCTTGTCCGGGCCTGTCCAGTCATCAGCGCGTGCAGCGGTGCAAATCATCATCAGTGCAAAAGCGATAGTGCGGATCATTGTGGATCTCCTTTGGTGGTATTTACCTGCTGGGGCGGTGCTGCGCGGTACAGTAGCGTCCCATCTGGGATGGCGCTGGCAGGGGCCAACCATACCACTTGGCCAGGCCCGAAGGCTTCTTGTGCGACCTCCGCCACCGGCTCTGCCTCATGCTGCGCGACAATTTTAATGTCGTGGGTCTTGGCGCATTCGGTACATATCACGGCCATCTCGCCCACGTAGCCTAGACTACCGTCGGAGTTGTAATCAAGGTTGGCATCATAGAAGGCTTTTTTACCGCATACGTCACACAAATAATAATCAGAGGCTGCCATCACACACCCCTTTCTGATCTACTGGCTCGGCGTCGAGAGCCTGAAGGATGGCAGTGTTGGCTCTGTTTAATGCTGCATCGCCATCCTCGTTCTCGGAACTTAGATTCTGAATAATCTCCGCTGCTTTCTCCAGCCCGGAAGCATGGCCTTGCCGGTAGAAGTCACGCATCTGGTCTGCGGTGAATAGCGTGCATGTCGTCGCGCTGTATCGCTTCGCTGGCAGCGGCGGCAGGTCTGCGCCCTCTGGCGTGGCTTGCGCTGGCGCGGCAATACGTGTGTCCATTTCCGGGCTTTTCTGGCAGTATTCATACCACTCTTTGGAAGCGTCGCGCCAGCCACCTTCCCCGATCTCTCGCACTTGGTAACGCGTACCTGCATCGGTGTCGCTGGCCGCTTCCTTGGAAACAGCTCTGTCGTATGCCTCTTTGCTTTCCCACGATACGCCACATTTGTCGGTGTATGGGGTCTTGGCTGGCTCTGCCTGTGCGGTGCTGGCCTGTACATATCCGCGCCCATCGCAATTCCTGCAACGAACTCCGCGTACCTCGCCCAACACGCGAGAACCTGCGCACTTCGGGCATTGCTCTGGTTCGTCGTCGGTGCTGGCCTGTTGCAGGTTGTCGGATGGCTGCGGGGCGGCGATTAGTTCAGCAAATTGCTCATCACGAGCCTGTGTGCATAGGTGATTGGTTTCGCCGAATGGGTGCTTGATGCTTATCCACCACGCATCATCAAGGCGCGCCAGGAACCGCTTTTCAATGGCACCACCCGCTACCGCTTCGGCCCGCTTGTTGCAGGTGTAGCCAGAGCCGGAAGTAATGTGCCCATCCGAATCACAGTCCGCGATCAGTTCGATATGGCGGCAGGTTTCGCAGTTCTTAGCCATCATGCACCTCCGACTTCTGCCCATCCTGAGCGATGGAGGGGGCGGCATGAAGCATTTCAGCGTAATCTTCGCAAGCGTCTTCGTAGATAGCCGCATGTCCAATTGCCATTTCTACGTCGCCCCTGAATGCAAATGCAGCGATCATTTCCGGGGTCGGCTCCTTTGGCACTAACTGCCAACCTTCAGGCACCTGCTGCCCCTGCACCTGCTCTGCTAGTGCCGCTGCTTCGGAAAGAATCAATGCAATAGACGCCGACGAGAAAAGCGGCTCACGCTTCATACCTAGATAGGCATCTGGCTCCGGCAGCGCGAGGCTTCGTATAGCCGCACCCACGCTAGATGGGGATGGCTGCTGCGCGCCGAGTTCTTTCGCAAACATTTTGAAGTCATGGCGAATCGTCGCGCCGATATCGTCAATACCTTCGCCTTCGCAGCCATCCCAAATGTTCGCCAACTTCTCGGCAGCGGCCCACAGAACACTATCCGGCTGTGCTGGAGTAGCGCGGGCGGCTTCTGGTTCATAGGTTGCTTCAAAAATATCAGGCTTGCATGGGTAGATTTCGCCCTTGACGCCACGAATAACCCAATCTCCTTCGTCGGCCCTCATGGTTCCTTCCAGCGTCTTGATTTCACAATAAGCTGGCTGCGTGATATCGCCCCATTTCCCAGTATTGTGCAGAATGATATCGTTGCGCGTCATTGCATCATCGTACCAGTATGGGTATGGGATAGGTCCGTTATTACGGCGCTGGAACTGGAAAGCTTCGATGACGACAGGTTTCTTCCTGAATTGATACATCTCTTATTCTCCTTTTAATGTAGCAATGATGGCGGAACGAAGTGTGTCGCGGCCTTTCTTGAACCATGCAAATGCGGAAAACATTTCGTCATCAACATAGTCGCCCAGTGGGTTAAGGTCGAAGTTAGGTAGGTCGTGAGCATCCCAGTCTTTGGCTACCAGCAGTTCAAATTGTTCGCGGTCGTTCATGCTTGCTCCTTGCATACACTCTCCAGTGCTTCCCCGGCATGCATCATTTCACGCTCGAATTTCCCTCGACCTTTCTCCATCCCTTGTCGGAATGCCGTAATGAAGTCTTGAGGCGTTTTCCCTTTAAGCAGGACCATTCCATGCTGAGCAAGTATGTCTTCCACTTTACCGCCGTGGAAGAAGATTACTGCCGCCATCTGTTCGTGTTTAGATGCCATTTGCTTGCTCCTTGGCTGCGAGGATTTCGCCAACAAACCGTTTGATCATGCTCTTGCAGGTTTGGTCGTCGGGCGTCATTGCACGGTAAATGCCGTTGCGGCCAGCAATGCGGTTGATCTGCTCATCGCTTAGCACCACAGGCTGCGCGGAACGGCGCTCTGCCTGGAGCAGTTTCGATTTCAACAGGGCCAACTCAGCCGCTGCAATTGCTCGCTCAGTCTTCATTGCCGAGTGGTGCGCTACCCACATCGCATTAGTGAATGGATGATTGCGCAGAGGCTCAGCCAGGCGGTCAAGGTTCATGCGGCGCTTGCCGAGTTCGCAGGCGGTACAATATTCACGTGATTCGATATCGATGCCAGTCTCTTCGCAGTGCGAGCAGCTATAGCGCGACTCGTTCTCATGGTGGTGGTCAAGCTCATGCATGGCGACCTCCGACATACAAATTCAGACTTTTTACGTACTCTGGATACAACGCGGAACGATAGATCGCTGAACGAGAGCAGCCAGCTTTCTCCGCTGCCTCTTTGATGGTCATGGTTTCGCCATGTTTTCGCAGAAGCGCGAAAGCTTTACGCACTTTGGCGGTTGGTTTGGTTGTCATCTTTCCTCCTTGTGAACTGGATTCAGTATACACAAAAGCTACACCAAAAGCTACATATTTTACACAGCATGCAAAATAAAATAGCCCCACAAGGAGGCTATTCGAAGAGGTCAACTTGGCGAGGATCAATCTTCACTGCGATATATACGACGCCAGTTTCACAATCCTCAAGGCCCCTTAACTTTGCCTGTTCCGCTGCCTTGTGGCATACCTCGCTGCGCTCCTTTCGGAATAGACAACCATCACAGGGATCGTCGTCCTCATCCAGTAGGGATATTGGGCGCAGCTTGGTAGCAAAGATTATGCGGGCTGGGTCGAGGGCCATGTTACTCGCGCCAGAACTGTTCGGCCTGGAGCACCATCGTTTCGAACTTGACCAGCTTGTCTACCATGTCATCGATAAAGGCGTCATCGCGCATGATGCGTTTGACGTACATGTCTTTGCCGACGCTGGCTAGGGCAGGAACGTACATGATGAAGTCGCACCATTTGCGGCCGGTAAGCCACATGCCGCCCTGCATCTGGTGAAGATATTCGCTCACGTCGCCGGTCTTCCACATGGCGCGAATCTTCACGCTGTCAATCGGGCACTTCACTTCTATCAAGCCGTCATCATCCACGAGGCCATCAGTGGAGTAGCCAAAGCTGCCATCAACGCAGATACCTGCCTCAGTCACGAAAGCGCGTTCGCGGGCCTCATACATGCGGCGCGCAACGTCTTCCAGTTCGTGACCGCGGTCGAGCACCCAAGCGCGCGGCGGCTCGGCTAGCATCATGCCGCTGATGCGCTCCAGTGCCAGGTCTTCCGCATAGCGCACGGACACATCAGATGGCTTGCTGGTGTCTTCGCCAGCCAACGCGCGCTTGATGATGTCGGACTTCGGCGCCGCTTTGTAGCCGGCTGCCAGTGCCGCCTCTTTCTCGCTGGCGCCGCCGCGTACTGCCGCAACGTAGGCCATCTGCTGGTCGTTCATGGCGCCGACCGTGGAAATAGCGGCGGCGAAGCATGACGCGGTAATCAGGCCACTTCTGGCATCGTACCAAGCTTGTGTGCCCTGGCGGCACTCGATGAACTTCAAGATTGCCCCTCGGTGTTATCCATGGCCTGCACGAATTCATCGGTGCCGGCGTCCTGCACCTCTTGCATTGGCTGGTCGATGACGTTCGCCTTTTCCTGCTCCTGTAGCTTGGCTCGGTGGTAGGCGACGGCGTCCTTCAGCTTCTTGTGCGCCACTTTGTCATGGGCCACGGTGCCGTTATTCTCGCGCCACCATGCCAGCGCGGCCGCGTCGGTGGTGGTCTTCATGGCTTCCGCGATCAAGGGCGAAACATCGATCGATTCTGGCGCCTGGTTGATATCGGCCAGCCCTTCGCCGCCATCTGTGTTCAGGTGATGAATCGCATTCTCAAGGCGATCAGTCTTTGGCCAGTATTTGTAGGCCTGCTTGACGCAGGTTTTCTTGATCATCTCCATTGGGTCAGTCACCCACGGGCATTTCTTCTGCTTGTTGATCCATGCCTTCCATGCCTCGGAGCGGTCGCGGATATCGTAGACCTCGCCGATTTCCATGGTATGAGTCAGGTAGTCGCCGTCCGCAGTCTTCACGACCACATACACGCCGATGATTTCGCCGCGCTCCTTCGAGAACGGGTTAAACGTGTGCGTAGGCGGCTCATCGAAGCGGCCGCGTGCGAATCCATCATTTTCGCGCACAATCTCAGCCTGCGCCCATTTGATCGATCCTGTGGCCATTGCCAGGTCCATGAGGCCCATGTAGCTGATATCCAGGCAGATCGCACGCGCGCGCGGCACCAGATAAGCCTGCTTCTTGGCCGGGTTCAGGCTGATGCCGATGGCCGCGATGTTCTTCACCGCGTTGATCACGGATTGGCGATTGCCTTGAGCGATGCTAAGTGCATAATCGTTCGCGCCCAGGATCTGGATTGCGAAGCCGGCCTCCTGCTCGAACTTGATCGACTTGTCCGACAGCAGCCGCTGAAAGTCATCCCTTGCGCTCTCAATGTCGCCAGTGATGAGGGTAAGTGCGTTGCTCATATTTTTGTCCAATAAAAAAGGCTTCGTGAAACCCTCTCCCATTTCTGGGTTGGACTAACGGTGTTGGTACACCGCCAGAGGGTTCACGAAGCCTTACCAAGTTTTCCCGGAGTCCAAGCCGGATAGACACTATACCAATTTTCAGTAGGAAATGTCCACGTTGGCGACGTTGCCCTGTGCGATCAGGGTAACGACTGCCTTTGCCACATCTTCTGCGATGCCGCCCGCAACCAGCGATGCCACGGCTTCGCGGTTGATCTTGGCCTTGTGTGCGCGATTACGTTCGCGGGCCTCCTGGGCGTCGGCAGCGGCTTTGGCCTCGGCAGCGATCTTTGCGCGCTCACGCTCGGCCGCTTCCTGCACACGGCGCTCCGCTTCTGCGATGGCAGCCTGGCGGTCTTGCTCTGCTTTCTTCTCGGCTTCCACGCGGCGACGTTCTGCCGCTTCAGCTTCTGCCACGCGCCGGCGCTCGGTCTCTTCGGCCTGCAATTTGAGTTCCATTTCGCGGCGCGCAGCTGCTTCTTTCTCGCGCTCGGCACGTTCGCGCTCCTGCTGGATAGCCAGCGCTGCGGCTTGCTCTTTGCGCTTGGCTTCGGCCTCGGCGGCTTCCAGTGCCTTGCGAGCCTTTTCGGCTTCTGCCGCTGCTTTGGCTTCCGCCTCTGCCTGGGCGCGCTCCGCTGCCGCCTTGGCAATCGCTGCATCGCGTTCAGCTTGTGCGCGGGCTTCCGCTTCGGCGCGCAGTCGGGCCAGTTCGGCGGCTTCTGCTTCGCGCTGCTCGGCGTCTGCCAGGTGCTTTGCAAGCTGCTCCAGCATTGCGGTCTTGGCAGTCGTTGCGCGGGCCATGTATTCTTGCCAGTCGGCGCCGATTTCGATTGCCTGCACACGCTCAATCTCCGCACGGTATTCTGCGCTGGTACCGCCGTGCATTTTCAGCAGTTCAATTTCGTTCAGGCGCGCATCCAGCGCCGCAACGCGGTCTTTCTCGATCTGTTCAACGCGGTCGATTTCCAGCTGGTGAACGGTAATCATGGCCTCGATACGGGCCTCGATTGCTGCCGCTTCGGAGTCCACAGCGCGACCGATGCGCAGCGATTCTGCCTTGGCTTCCTTGCGCACCTTTTCCAGGGCGCCCTTGGTCTTGCGCAGGCTGAACACGTGGCTGCGTGCCTCTTTATTACCCTTCGGCGTTTCGTAGTGGAACACCAGGGCGGCGTTGTCCTGCTCCAGCTTCGCCAGTTCAGCATAGAAAGGCTGATAGGCGGCGACTTGCGTTGTTTGTGCATCCAGAATTTCAGTGGTCATTCTCATTTCTCCTTGTGTTTGTTCTGGCACTTACGCGGCCAGCTTACGCCCGGCACTGTGGAGCCTACCGAGTAAGAAAAAGCGCTTGAGCAAGACGAGTAATCAATGCCTCAACGTCAGATCGTTCCCAGACAGCGAATAATTGGTCATCATCAAAGCAGCCATCACGGCTCATGCAATCAAAGTCCATAGATACACTACTACCGTTCTCTTTCGATGCTTCCAGTTTCTCGGAAAATTCGCCGCAATTCTGCACATCAAGGGCGCTGTCGATGTACTGTACAAGGAAGTCATTCCCCCATGTCTCGCCTTTGATGCACAAGCTCTCAAAGACGCATGGCTCGTACTTAGAAAATACTGTCCCTTCCGGTAATGCCAGGAAAGTTTTGCGGTCAACAATTCTCATGCCAGCCTCGCTACAAGATATCCCGCCAAGATCCCCGCAGCCACGATGATGAAGCAGGCGGCTGCGCTTGGGGTGCGGCGCGATTGAGTTGGAATCTTCGTGATCATGCTGCCTCCTTGAAATCACGGCGTGCTTGGCGCTTCAAATAAGCCGCCACAGCCTCACGAATGCGGCGCTGCTTCCATTCGTATTCGGTGCGGTCGGCGGATTGTTGGTCTTGCTGCTGCTGACTCATGTGGTTATCTCCGTTCATCGTCAATTTGGCTTAATCGCATCAACCGCCGAAAGGTTATAGATGTGATATTCATCACCCCATTTCTGGATGGCAGCATGGTATGTAATGCCATTATCTGGAATTCGTTTGAGTGTGTACCAGACCACTGCGCCACCGTTACCAGCCGCAGACGTATAGCCACGTTGCCACCCCTCATAACCAACAACTTCGAAGCCAGCTTGCTTAAATGTTTCTGCAGCATGTTCGCGAACGTCTTCTTTATTTACGTTCGTGCAAGCGGCCAGGGTAATCATGGCGATGATTGCAATGAATTTCATAGTTTCCTCTTGTAAGTGCTGCGCTGAATTGCGCTGCCATGTAAGAACTATAGCACATCAAGTTTCAAATATGGAAGAACTAAATGCGCAAAAATGCTAAATATTTGTGTTGCAAATTTGCATGCGCGATGCAATAATGAATCATCCAACCCCGGATATAGAGAGGAAAAACGATGCTTCTTAAAGACGAAAACGACCAGCAGCGAGCGGCCCGCGCAGCGCTGCAACGCGCAGTGCTTAACCAGTTCGCCAAGCACCTTGGCCTAAAGAATGACGCGGCTATTTCCCGCGCTCTGGAAACTCAGCCGCCAGTCATCAGCAAATGGGCGCATGGCACCCTTCCGATGGGCGCTACGGCCATCATTCGCATGCATGAAATGACCGGCTGGAGCACGACTGAGATTAAGCAGATGCTCGGGTTGCCGATTGCTAAGCGCCGCGAGGTGACGAAATGAAGCCGAAGCTGACGCCGTGGTTTCCGGGCGAAGTCAATCCTGTTCGCGTTGGCGTCTATGAGCGCGGGAATGATGGCATCCCGCTGCCATATCCATTTTATGAATGGAATGGGGAATTTTGGGTGGGCATTGGAAGTGATTCACCTGATAAATTGATCGGCAGGAATCGCTCTGTGTTCCAAGGAATCCAATGGCGCGGCCTAGCCGAAGACCCAGCAAAGGCGAAATGATGACACGCCCCAAATTCCCCACGCGCACAATCCTCCTGCGCACAGAGCAGCAGCGAGAGCAGGCGCTTGCGCTGTTGAGGCATGTGCCGCTGGATGCTGCATCCCCTCTGCGCGTGGTTGTGGACGATCCTCTGCCAGCCAAGAGCCGCGAGCAGGAGAAGAAATACCACGCAATGATTGGCGACATTGCGCGCCAGTTTGAGCACTGCGGTCGCAAATGGGATGCCGACGACATGAAGCGCCTTCTGGTGGACCAGTTCAAGCGCGACACGATGAAGGATCCGGATATCGGCCCGTTGTGGCAGAGCATGGGCGTCGTTGAAATGGCGCCGGCTCTTGATGGCTCTGGGGTGGTGGCGCTTGGCGTGCAAACGAAGAAGTTCCCCTCACGCCTGGCGGCGAATTTCATCGAATGGCTTCTGGCTTTTGGTGCTGAGATCAACATTGAATGGAGTGACCAATGAACCTGAAAGAGATTCCAGAAATGCCCGATCTGCCGGTTATCCACATGGTAGAGAGCGACGACTACCGCTCGCATCTGCTGATTCGCCACTTCAATAGCTCAGATGAGCGAGGGCGCCGATTGATGCTCCAGCATGCGGCTGCTGTGGCCAAGCTTTGCGGGAAGGAATCCTGATGCTGGCGAGGAAAAAGTCCATGACCAGATCCGGCTTCAAGCCCGCAGTATTCGGCGCCGTGCGCACAACGGTAGAACAGAAGACGGAAGTCCAGCCTAAGCCACCAAAGGCCCGTAAGTGCGCTGTGAAGTCATGCCGCAAGCAGTTCATGCCTGACAAACCGTTTGTGGTGTGGTGCAGCGAGGATTGCGGAGCCGAGATTGCCCAGGTGAAGCTAGCAAAAGCCAAGGCTGCGCAATCGGCTGCGGCAAAGCGTGCAAAGAAAGCCGAGCGTGCGCAGGATAGGGAAAAACGCGAATCGCTTAAGAAGCTGAGCGATTACAAGAAAGAAGCGCAAGCAGCCTGGAACAGTTATGTACGGGCCCGAGATTATGGGAAGCCATGCATTAGCTGTGGTGCTACCCCAAAAGAGGCATTCGGCGGCACTATGGATTGCTCGCATTATCGCAGTCGAGGTGCGGCCCCGCATCTTGCATTTCATCTACACAATGCAGCAGCTGCCTGCGTCAAATGCAACCGTTACTTAGGGGGCAATGTTGTGGCTCTGAGGGCTGGTCTTGTAGAGCGCATTGGCGAAGAGAAGGTTTTGGCTATTGAGGCCAATAACCAAGTCAGGAAGTTCTCCAAGGAATACCTGATCCGCATCAAGAGCATTTTCACGAAAAAAGCTAGACGTCAAAAGTTGAGGAATGACCATGAATCTTAAGATTGCTAGAGCAAAATGGCGAACTCATTACAAGCATGCTGCCCGAAGGGGTGTAAGGGCGCTGAGCTTTAATGAATATCTTCAAAAGATAATTGATGCCGGCATATCGCTATCACAAATCGGACGTACGCATGGTTCCTATCAACTTGGCCGCCATACTGATCAAGGTGACTATACAGTGGATTCGTGTCGTTTCATTACTCAAGTGCAGAATCTGGCGGAGCGATCGATTAATGGTGGCACGGAGCGCGGGATAAGCAAGATGCGCGGCAAGACCAAACACGATACCCCGTGGCTTGCCGAGAGATCTAGAATCATGTCTACGCGTAATGCAGACAATGATGCAGGGGTTGCGAAAATGGCAGAGTCGAAAGGGCGTCCATTTCATTTTGTACATGATTCAGGCGCCGTAATGAAGGGGAAAAACCTTCGGAAGTACTGTCGAGAAAATAATCTGGAAACCGTCCGTGCTGGCTTCAATCGCCTTAGAAAAGGCTTAGTTGCTACCTACCGTGGATGGCGCGTGTCATCCTGCATAAAAGTGGAAGAAAACCAACAATCGAAGGAGTCTACTGCATGAACCACGACGAAGACGACGACCTGTGCATATTTGACCCTGGAAGCTGGCAGATTGCGCTTGCGTGTGCTCTGGCGGCTGTGGTGTTGCTGCTGGCCGGGCTGGTGCTGAAGGAGGTGCTGTGATGCGTGACTTGCATTTGAATCTCAAGCGTGAATACTTCGATGCTATTAAGAACGGCACGAAGGAATTCGAATACCGGCTCACCACACACCGCTGGGCCCAGATCATCGCCGGAAAGCAGTTCCGCAACGTGCTGATCAAGTGCGGCTACCCGGCGCGTGACGATGCTGAAAATATTCTGGTACTGCCCTGGCGTGGCTACGAGGTGCAGACCATCACGCATCCGCACTTTGGCCCTGATCCTGTGCAAGTTTTCGCTATCCGGGTGCAACCATGATGCACTCTTACCATAACCGCACCTGGCGCACCGAGCGCCGCGCACGCTGGCCCCGCATCCTCGGCTGGATTCTTAACGCCGGCCTGTTTGGCATGCTCATGCTGCTGACGTTCAACATGGAATTCCTGCTCAAACTTGCGAAGGAGTATCAATCATGATTTTTCTCTGTGGATATGGTGTCCTATTCGTCGGCAACCTGATCAATGGCGAGAAGCCTACGGTCCTGGGCAATGCTGTACGCACTTTCGGCTACAGCCTGATGGGTACTTCGGTACTGCTTTTTCTGGCGCGATTCATGCCTTAAATCTTGCTAGCGATTCGTTTGCTGTGCATACGCTCATGGCAAACGAGTTACTTTCGTTGAGATAGGTGCAAAATTTACTTGACGAAATGAATTCGAATAGGCAATATTTCGTTGTGCTTGGCGGCACATAAAACGATTGAGGTAGAAGCACCTTGACTGAACTCCCCCGGTTTGATCGTTCCGGGCCGCCAGCCCCCTCCGGGGGAGGAGTTCAGTCAAGGTGCTTTTTTTTTCGTCTGTACCGCCGGCATGGCTCTCGTAATGGGAATGCAAACGACAGGTTGCGAAGGCCATAGCAGAACTGGTTGTCAGGGGTGGAATACTGCGCAAGTCGGCGGCGAAGAAAGCACCGACTCCCCGAAAAGGCTTTCGCGTCTGAGGCTCCATATACGGATCTTTAGTAAAGGATGCAGTCTAGAGCTGCGTCCGTTCACCAAACCGGATTATGAAAATCAAAGAACCATCAAAGCAGTCTGAGTTTGAAGTTCAAGCATACCTCTGGTCTAACTTGAGAAAGTTAGGGATCAATGCTCGAGGAGAAGTGAAAGTCAAATATCCAGATGCGAACAAGCGTGCAAGATGTAGATTCGACATAGCAATTTTTGAAGACGGCTTTCTTTCTGGGATTCTGGAGGTGAAGGCCGCTCCGATAAAACACAAGACAGGCAATGGATGGCTTGGGACTAGACAGGGGATTCGTTACAACTCGTTTGGTGTTCCAGTCATGATCATATATGGACAGAAGCAAGCGGAAGATTTTCTGAAAGACGTAGAAGTGAATGGCGCAATTTCTTGGGGCTGCTGAGAAATTGAGTGAAATATCAAAATTTAATCTCTAACACTGGCGATAGGAGAAAAATGGATCTGACAATCGTAGGCGGCAAGGTTCGGCAGGATGGCGCGGGCCTCTACTCGCTGAACGACCTGCACAAAGCGGCGGGCGCTGAGCGCAAAAATGAGCCTTCCGAATGGCTTTCGAACAAGCAGACGAAAGAGCTTGTTTCTCTTCTGGAAACTACGGGGATTCCCGTAGTTAATCTCAAGCAAGGCAGGAATGGCGGCACATGGGTTTGCAAGGAGTTGGTCTACTCCTATGCCATGTGGGTATCACCTGTCTTCAATATTAAGGTTATCCGCGCCTTCGATGCCCTGGCGCAGGGCGATATTGAGAATGCGAAGCGCATCGCTGCCCGCCAAGAGGCGCGCCTGGAGGCTCCGCACCTTACGGATGCCATCAAGTACAGCCGCGAAATCAAGGGCAAAGAGGTGGCGCATTACCATTTCTCCAATGAATTTGACCTGATCAACCGCATTGCGCTGGGCAAGTCGGCCAAGGAATATCGCGCTGCGCATGGCATCGGCAAGGATGACCCAATCCGCGATCACCTGACCGCACTGGAAATCCGCTGCGTTCAGGCCATGCAGCGCGCCAACACGACCATGATCGAAATGGGCATGGATTACGATACCCGCAAGACGGAACTGCACAAGCTGTATGTGCGCCGCCATGCGCCCGGCCTGCTGGAAGAAGTGAAAAGGATTGAAGCATGATTTCGGCTACTACTGAGCAGATGTTTTCGATTGCGTGCAAGGCCATTGAGCACCAAAAGGCAAAAGATGCAGCAAAGCATGCAAAGCTTCTCTACCATGTAGCATGGTCGAAATACGAGACTGGCGAAGATATGCGCGATCCAGAACAGGCTTTTTGGGTTCATCCTGACGAGCGAATTGGTCGGCATCATCCAAGTTTTGATGGCGCATGCGAAGCTACTAAGTCCGAATACAACGCCTACCAGGCTGCGCGCCGCGCAGAATACAACGCAAAGCGGCGCCTTGAAGCTGCCATCAGGGGGATTGCATGAAGATGATCCCTAACTGGATTCCTGCCGACGCCTGGGCCGGCTACGTCGAAATGCGTGTCTCGATCAAGAAGCCGCTGAAGACTGAGCGCGCAATTAACTTGGCTATCAACACACTGGAGCGCTTGCAGGCCGAAGGGAATGACCCCGGCGCGGTGCTGGACCAATCGACGCTGAACGGCTGGCAGGGCCTGTTTGCGGTGCGCGTGGAGCGCCGTGGGCTGCCTAAGCAAGTTGAAAGCCGGCTGGGAATCAAGGGGCAGGCCACCGCCAACAATGCCCATGCATGGTTGGAGGAGCAATGCTAGACACTATTGATGAGAAGAAGCGCTTTGCCAGCCTAATGACCGCCCTTGCCGATTATTACGACAAGGAAGTGTCCAAAGGGACAATGGCCCTGTACTGGGAGGGCCTGAAACAATACGACTTCGCGGCCATCGAGAAAGCGGCCTGGGCGCATACGCAAAGCCCGGACGAAAACGGGCGTTGGATGCCGAAAATCAGCGATTTGGCCAAGGTCTTGCAAGGCAGCACAAAAGATCAAGCCAGCTTGGCATGGAGCAAGGTGGACCGCGCCGTGCGCACAGTCGGCACCTACAGCGACGTTGCTTTCGATGACCCACTTATCCACAGGGTGATTCAGGACATGGGCGGCTGGGTGCAGATTGGCAACAAGTCGGATGATGACTGGCCATTCGTGGCAAAGGAGTTCGAAACGCGCTATCGCGGCTACAAGATGCGCGATGAGATCCCAGAATATCCTCGCAAGATGATAGGCATGGCTAGCTCGCAGAACGGTGCCATGGGCATGCAGTACAACGCTGGCACCGTCCTGATCGGCGACGAGCAGAAAGCGATCGACGTTATCAAGGGCGGCTCAACGAATACGGCGCTTAGCTTCACGCGCACGCAAGCACCACAAATTGGCACGAATTGAAGTAACAACACAAGGAGAAAGAGAAATGAAGAAATACATCAAATTTAGCAACCTTCCACCGCGCTTTAACTTTTCATCGATGGCAGTATGGTTGCTTGTTTCAGAGCGGTTCTCTGCGCCGGGATGGATTTATGGCGCCATTGCGACCATTTATGTACTGGCATCCATCATAACCATTGTGGAGATCTGCACCAGCACAGCCGTTGACATTTTTGAGGAGAAAAAATAATGCAACCACTCATCACCTACATGGAGCAACTCAACGCCGGGGCTATCCTGGCCTGGGGCGGCATGATCTGCTTCGGCCTGCTGGGCATATGGGGCTTCGTGAAGTTCATTTCGAGCGCCGCTGAACTCTATGCAGCCATGGGGGAAATGCGGGCGAAGGAGCGCGAATAATGGAAGCTCTTGACATTGAAGCAATCAAAAACTCGCTTATGGTCTTCCTGAACGAGAATGCAGGCGAATACATGACCTCGCCAGTTATTGCCAAGCGCACCGGCCAGCCAGCGGCCAGCACAAAGCATTTCCTCACGGAATTGGCTGAGAATGGCCTGATCCGTCGCAGTGGCACGCGCAATTCGACCACCTACTTTGTCCCGACCAAGAAACAGGTAGAGGCAGAGAGCCGTGTCCATGTGGACCGCTTCCGCCCGCTGCGCGCCAGGCCGCAGATGGCAGAGCGCATTGCCCAGCTACGGGCCGAGCGCGAGGCAATTCCTTCGCTGCACTATGAGGTGATCAATGGCTAAGCCTTTCAAATGGCGCGACCGCAGAGACCCGCTGATGGTCATCGCCGGCAAGACCAAGATCCAGCCAGAGGACGTTGACGCCATCGCGCTGCCGATCCTGATCGCACTGGACGCGGCAAAGCGCGGGAAGGCCCCGAATAGCCTCTCCAACACGCTTGCGCGCAACATGCTTGCTGCCGCCTACATCATGACCAAGAACGGCAACAAGGCCATGTACGACACCGTGGCGGACGCCTGGACCGCGCTCAAGTCGGCCTGCGAACGCCCGACACAGCTGCTCGACCTGACCACGAAGGAATACCAGGCCCTGCGCAAGGGCGTCAGTACCTACCTGCGCACCCTGCCGCATATCGAGGCCGCTATGCTGGTGGGCGCCTACAAGCTGGCTGATGAAAGGATGGTGGCATGATGATGACCGATCCTACAAGAAAGGAAATGCTTGTGGATGCCATTATTGGCCGAGCATATTCAAGCATCAGCTTTTCATTCATTCTTGAGAAAGAAAAACTGGCTGAGTACACAGGGAATGGACACGTTGATAATTGGAGTTATCGACGTGATCTGCTCATGAAAATGGGTGCCCCTGACTTGGTAGAACTTTACAAAAGGAAGGCATGATCATGACTGGAAGGAGTGGCATGATGCTGAACGAGGTACGACGCAAGCCGGAGAAGCCGCGCATGAAGAAAGTTGGTCGCCACTGGGTCTGTACGGGACTTAATGCTGGCGCTGCTGCCTACTCGCCATGGGAAGCCTACAAGGACTGGAAAGTTCTGGTGCGCCGCAATAAAGGAAATGGTACTGTAAGAAAATCAACCCCGCCCAATAGGGCATAAACTGAAGGAGTAGACATGCAACGAATCGAATCCCCTGCTACTGGCGACAGCGCAATTGAGCAGGAAATCAAAGCCAAGGGCCTGACCGCACCGCGCGTAACACCCGCCGACATTGCCAAGGAAATCGTTAGCGAACATTATTTCACGGCGGGTGAAGGAGCCACGTTCCAGGCTGGGCTGATCCCCGACCAACTGCACCTCTTGACCTTTTGCGTGCTGATCTTGCGTAACGGTTTCACTGTCACCGGTGAAAGTGCCTGTGCCAGCCCGGAGAACTTCGATGCCGAAATTGGCCGCAAGATTGCGCGCGAGAACGCCGTCAATAAGATTTGGCCTCTGCTGGGCTTCCGTCTGCGTGATAAGCTGCAATGGAGCAAGGAGCAGCATGACATGCTAAATCCTGTTTATCAGGACTAAGCCATGACAACCGCCAAGCCCATCCCACAGCAGCCCTATGCGCTTGGCGGGGAATTGTTCACCATCACCGAGAAGCAAGCCAGGCAGCGCCAGGACGGTACGTGGTATTTTGAAGTTGTAAAGGTGGAAAAGTCGGATCTGGCGTGATAGAGTAGCAACATGATCTTCCAGCCGGGGTGGCGTCAGTCGCTACTATTCCTGCTGAGATCATCGCCTCACCATCGTAAGGGGTGGCTACACGCATGCTGATTTGACTGCCACCGAACCAGGAATGGGCGCAAGCAGGTGGTGAATGCGGTTCCTGTCCGCTGAGTCAGCAGTCGTGTGGCGAGGGCTTGTTACCTTGTGGAGCTGAGCATTGATGACGCTGAAGTGAAAGTCTCTAATAACTCATAAGTGTCTTGTGGAAGAAAAATTCACCTACGCTTATGACGCTATCGTCAAAATGTGAAGTGCAGCGTGACGGATCACGCATATGTGATGAGCGCAGTGCAGGCCATCATGCAAACAAGCATTCTCGCCACGCAGTTTCAATTGCGGGTTAGCTCAGCGATAGAGCAGCGGAATTTGACTCCGTTGGTCAGTGGTTTGAATCCACTACCCGTTGCCAGTTTCAAGCAGCAAGAGATAGCACAGGGTCGGCGCCTGTGCAGTAGTCGCCTCAATCAGGTATCTCCTTGCTAACGAGTAACGCTGCCATATGCGAACTCTCTTGCTGCTTACAAATTCCCTAGTCTTCTCCGGTTGGACTTCTCCCGCTTCTCCAGCGGGATTTTTTTTGTCTTGACTATGGCCTGAAAGCATGTTTCGCTACGGAATATCGGTGTAAAATCTACCATATAACCAACTTAACGCCGCGAGGCGCTGGAGCATAACCGATGGCAAATGCTGGAGATACCTACACTGGCGCACAGCGCTACAGCGCGACCGGCGCAGCCTACACCACGGCAGACGCAACCACCCTGCAAGGTTCATTCCTCTCTACCCCGACCATGGTCGCACTTGGCCTGTTCGCCCAGGTGCAGCCCTACGGCGCACTGAAAGTTTCCATTGAGCCCGCATCGCTGTTCGTTGACCCATTCGATGGCGCCACGGTGGATGCAAACCGCTGGACGCTGAGCGGCACAGTCCCGACGCAAACCGCCGGCAGCTTCACCCTTAACGGCGGCACGACCGGCAGTGCGACCTCTGTTGCGATTACCGCCCCGACTTTCACGCCGCCAGGCCTTGGCTACCGTGTAGCTGCTGGCGCTGTAACCCTGCCGACGAGCCAAGTCAGCAACCCCAATTCGCACTTCTGGATCGGCTGCGGCCAAGTAACCTCCTACGCCTTCGCTACGCCAATGACGGACGGCGCCGGCTTCGAGATTGACGCTACTGGCGCCCTGAATGCCGTGGTGTACGTCGCCGGCACGCGATACGTTATCAACTCGACCAACCCGGCCCTGATCACCGCGCAGGCATCGTTGCCAACAGGTGGCATATCTGCCCAGTTCAGCACTATGACCTGGCCGACCGCTGGCCCGCACATCTACGGCATTATCGACCGTGGAGACACGATGTTCTTCTACATCGACTCCACCGACGCTCCAGTAGCTTACTGCCGCAATATCCAGCCGCAAGCGCAAAACCTTCCATTCCGCATCGCCAAGGTCAACGCGGCCTCATCCGTGGTGGCAGTAAGCTTCGTCTGTAGCGGCGTAGTGGTGGGCGACAGCACTTCGCAGAACTGCACCATCAGTGATCCGCAATATGCCTGGCGCCGCATGACCGTGGGCGCGAATGGTGCCGCTTCCACCACCAGCCCCGGCAAACTGGCACGCACCTACAGTGCATCGTTCAACGTCGCGGCTGCCGCATCTGCTACTGACATTGCCACCATCAGCGGCAACGCCAGCAATACTTGCTACGTGACCCGCGTCACCATCAGCGGCGTGCAGACCACGGCCGGTGTGAACGACATTCTGCTGATTAAGCGATCGACCGCTGACACTGGGGGCACATCGACCGGCCAGACAGCAGTTCCCCACGATTCGACCGATGCCGCTGCATCCTCCGCTGTGCTGGCATACACTGCCAACCCTGGCGCGCTGGGAACGGCTGTAGGAACTGTCCGACGCGGCTACCTGCCCGTTCCAAGCGCAACCAGCACCGGCACTCCGCCTGTTGTGTTCGACTTCGGCGACAAGGGCAAGGAAATCATCCTGCGCGGAGTGGCTCAGCAACTGGCGATCAACCTGAACGGCGCCACCATCGCAGGCGGCACGTTTGATATCTGCATCGAATGGTTTGAAGTGTAATAAACGCAACACCGCACTTGCCCGGATGGCATGATGAACTTGCCCTATGCGGCATGAGAGTTACAGTATGGAAACACCGAAAAATACGGGACGTTTCGGAAAAGGCAACCCTGGTAAGCCAAAGGGAGCGGTAAGCAAGACCACAAAGACCGCCAAGGAGGCGATTGCTGCGGCAGCCGAGGCTCTTGGAGGTGCTACTCGGCTTACTGAGTGGGTGAATGAAGACCCGGCCAATGAGCGCGTCTTCTGGGGAACGATCTACCCCAAGCTGCTCCCGCTGCAAGTCACTGGTGAGGATGGAGGCCCGGTGCAGATTGCCGAGATCCGCCGCATTGTGGTTGACCCTCCAAAGCAGGCATGAGCACACTCGATATTCAGACGCCACGTGTATTCCTCCCTCTGCTGGAGCCTTCAAGGTACAAGGGGGCAAAGGGAGGCCGAGGAAGCGGTAAGAGCCACTTCATGGGCGAAATGCTCATTGAGCGCTCCATCATGCAGAAAACGGATGCTGTGTGTGTTCGTGAGGTTCAGAAGTCGCTTGACCAGTCCGTCAAGAAGCTACTTGAAAGCAAGATCGAGTCGCTCAATGCAGGCGCCTATTTCGAGGTGCAGGATAAGAAGATCCTCGCCAAGAATGGTGGCCTGATCATCTTTCAGGGTATGCAGAACCACACCGCCGAGTCGATTAAGTCCCTGGAAGGTTACGACATTGCCTGGGTTGAGGAGGCGCAAACGCTCAGTCAGCGAAGCCTCGACATGCTGCGCCCGACCATCCGGAAGCCAAACTCCGAACTGTGGTTCTCATGGAACCCGAGCCTCGCGACTGACCCGGTTGATGCTCTGCTGTGTGGCGAGGAGCCGCCGCCTGGTACAACGTTGGTGACCGCCAACTACATGGACAACCCATGGTTGCCAGACGTCCTGCGCGTGGAAATGGAGTACGACCGCAAGCGTGATCCGGACAAGTATGCACATATCTGGCTGGGCAAATACCAGCAGAACAGCAGCGCGCGGGTGTTCAAGAACTGGAGTATTGAGGAATTCGAACGGCCGGCAGGGACCGTATTCCGCCTAGGCGCTGACTGGGGCTTCTCTGTTGACCCTTCAGTGTTGATCCGCTGCGACATTGAAGGCAATCGGCTGTACGTGGACTACGAGGCTTACATGGTGGGCTGCGAAATCGTCAACCTGCCAGAACTGTTCATGAGCGTGCCCGAGGCTGAGAAGTGGCCGATCACGGCCGACAGCGCCCGGCCAGAGACCATCAGCCACATGCAGAAGCACGGCTTCCCGAAGATCATGCCGGCGATCAAGGGCGCTAAGTCGCTGGAGGAGGGCGTGGAGTTTCTCAAGAGCTTCGACATCATCGTACACCCGCGGTGCAAGCACTTGATCGATGAATTGACGCTCTACCGCTACAAGGAAGACCCGCTCACTGGTGTGATTCTGCCAATCTTGGAAGACAAGGATAACCACGTGATTGACGCGCTGCGGTATGCCTGTGAAGGCGCGCGCCGGGCACTGGCTTCCAAGCGTAAGGCTCCCAAGAAGGAAGCGCCTGCCTACAACGGTGGATGGATGGCCGCATAAATGTTGCCTAACATGAATATGTGCGTATAATCACGAATAATTGAAAACGGGGCTTAAATGGAGCAGGATAAACTACAGGCTTACCGAGAGCGTTTCAGTGATTTCTCCGATCACTTCGGGCCAGAGCGCCGGCGCATGCTGGAAGACCTGAATTTCTCCAATCCTGCCGACCCTCAACAATGGGAAACTGTGGTACGCAATGCCCGCGATCTGGCCGGCCGCCCTACCCTGACTTTCGACCACACCAACCAGTACATCAACCAGGTTGTCAACGATGCCAGGCAGAACAAGCCAAGCATTCAGGTCTTGCCAGTTGACTCTGGCGCCGATATCCAGACTGCAGAGGTCTACGAGGGCGCAATCCGTCAGATTGAATACGCCAGCCGCGCCAGCATCGCCTACGATACCGCGATTGAGCATGCCGCGCGCTGCGGCAAGGGATGGATTCGCGTTGTCACTGAGGTGACCAATCCTGTCCTCAATGAGCAGCAAATCCTCATCAAGCAGGTACATGACCCGCTGTCAGTAGACATTTCGCCGGAATCCGTGGAGCCAAACGGCAGCGATGCCACGGACGGCTTCGTGCAGACCATCATGTCTATCGCGGCCTTTGAGAAGAAGTACGGGCCTCGTAAGTCGCAACAATCATGGGATGGACAAGGCGCATGGGAGTCTGAGAAGACAATCCGCGTCTGCGAGTACTACAAGCTGCACAAAGAGAAGAAATCGCACATCGCAGTGGTGATGCCTGACGGGCAAGAACTGGTGTTCCTTGAAGATGAATATTGGAACTTCGCCAAGCAGATCGGATACCAGCCGCAGGTAACAGCTACCTACGCGCTCGAGACGCGCTCGTTTGACTGGTGCTTGATGACTGGCTCTGACATTCTGGAAGAAACCCGCGTATTGACCGAGTGGCTGCCAATCGTCCCGGTCTACGGCAATGTGCTATGGATTGACGGAAAGCGCTACGTGTGCGGCCTGACCCGCCAGTTGATGGACGGCCAGCGCGCCAAGAACTACGAGCGCAGCGCACAGATTGAAATGATCGCGCTCCAGCCTAAATCTCCTTTCATCCTGCCGTTTGAGTCGGTGGAGAACTTCGAGGCAGAATGGGGCGCGGCGAACACTTCGAACAAGGCATATTTGCCCTACAACGCTCGCGATGATCAGGGTAATCCTTTGCCGGCTCCTGTTCGCCTGGCTCCTCCTGCTTTGCCGGCCGCATTCATTCAAGGCGCGCAGATGGCATCGGATGACATGCAAGCAGCAATTGGTATGTACAAGTCCAACCTGGGTGCCCCAAGCAATGCCACTTCTGGCCGCGCCAAGCTGCAAGACCAGCGCGAAGGCGATACGGCGACCTACCATTATGTAGACAACCAGGGCCGAGCCATTGAGCAAGTAGGCCGTATCATCGTCAACATGGCACCGAAGTACATCGATACGAAGCGTCTGATTCGCATTCTGGGCGTGGATGGCAAGGCAAAGCAGGTGCAAATCGACCCAAACGCACCAAGCAACCCAAATGCCAAGATCCCAAGCTTCAACCTGTCACAAGGCACCTACGATGTGCGCGTGAAGACTGGCCCGTCCTACGCAACGATGCGCCAGGAGTCGTCGCAAGCATTGACCGAGATTGTGCGCAGCTCGCCGGAACTGATGACCGTGTTGGGTCCATCCTGGGCGCGTCTGCAAGACTGGCCGGATGCCGAGAAGATCAGCAAGTTGCTTACCGCCATGGCGCCGCCGCAAGTGCAGGCCATCGAGAACGAAGACGCCAATATCCCACCTGAGGCGCAGGGCATCGTATCCAGCCTGAAGGCACAGATCGAGCAAATGAAACAGCAGCTGCAAGAGGCGACCCAAGCCGCCGACAAGCAACAGGCCCAAGTGTTCCAAGACCACGAAGCGAACGAAATCGCCCGTGAGAAGAATGAAATCGCCATGTATGAGGCCGAGACTAAGCGCATTGCCGCATTGAAGCCGCCTGAGCCAGCCATGACTCCGGAGCAAGTGCAAATGCTGGTACTCCAAATGCTGCAAAACATGATGCCGGCACCGCAGATCAACGAGCCGCCAATGCAACAGGCAACACCGCAGGCAATGCCGCAAGAGAATATGCCTGTTGACGGGCAGCAAATGATGGCGCAAGATTCCGGCATGGCCGAAATGTCTGAACCGCAAGAAATGCAAGAACCCACTTCGCCGGGAATGGGCGATGAACCTAACTTTAGCTAAGGGCTAATGATGAGTGAATTGCAGGAAGCTACTGCCGAGGTCGAATCGGCTGAACCGGTGGAGAACGAAGAGGCGACCACCACGCCAGAAGACGAAGGCCAGCGTGCGCAAGACCCTGATAAGGCGTCGAAAGCGCTGCAACGCCGCATTGACCGTTTGACCCGTGAGAAATACCAACTCAAGGCTGAAAACGAGCAATTACGCGCGCCAAAGGACCAGGCCGACGACAAAGAACACTTGACGGAAGATGAAGTCGAGACGCGAGCAGAAGCACGTGCGCGTGAAATCGCCGAGCTTAAGCAGATCGAAGCACACTGCAACAAGGTGTTTGACGAAGGTTTGAAGGCTAACAAGGATTTCGCCAAGGCAGTTCGTAGCCTGGCAGACGAAATTGGGGAGCCATTCGACAAGAAGGGCCGGCCAACTGCAACTATGGCAGCCATTCTTGATGCTGATAAGCCGCATGCGCTGATTCAGTACCTTGCAGACAATCCTGACATTGCGGGCGAGCTTGCCGATCTGTCGCCGTCGAAACAAATCCGCCGTATCGTCCAGATCGAGAAAGAAATGGGCGAAGAAAGCAAACCGAAGCCATCGAGCGCACCGAAGCCGGCAACTCCGGTCAATTCTGGCGCGACGACCGGCACGAAAGACCCGGCCACGATGACCGACAAAGAGTTCGCAGCATGGCGCCGCGAGCAAATCAAGAGTCGTAACGGGCGGTAAAAGTAACGGGCTCACCGCCGAGAGGCGCCGGCCCACCAGTTAAACGCCGTGAGGCGCATCGAAAGGACAGACCATGGCTAACAGCCTGTTGACGATCGACATGATCACCCGCGAGGCCCTGCGCATCGCACACGAAAAATGCCAGTTCATCGGCACCGTAGACCGCCAGTACGACGACTCGTTCGCCAAGACCGGCGCCAAAATCGGCCAAACCCTCCGTGTTCGAAAGCCTAACCAGTACACCCGTACTCAAGGCTCCCGCGTCATGGACGTGCAAGAGCAAGCCGAACTGAATGGCTCGATCACCGTGGCGACCCAAGACCACGTTGACATGCGATTTAACTCCGCTGAACTGGCCCTGTCGCTGGACGACATGAGCAAGCGCTACATTGAGCCAGCCGTAGCTGTACTGGTGTCCGGTATCGAGTCGGACTTCCTGGCGATGGCGACCAAAGCAACTTACAACGTCGCCGGCACCGCAGGCACTCCAATCACCACCCTGGCTGTCCCTGGTGCTGCCCGTGCCAAGCTGAACCAAGGCCTAGCGCCGAAAGACAACATGCGTGCAATCCAGATGGATTCCGTCACCATGGGCGGCCTGGTCAACGGCGCGGCGGCGTACTTCAACCCTGGCAAAGACCTGTCCGAGCAGTACCGCGAAGGCCTGATCGCTCGTACCTCGATGGCTGACTACTACGAGAACGAGCGCGTGTGGACCATGACCAACGGTTCCGACGTGACCGGCACTACCGATGCTGCTGCATTGGTGACCGATGGCGGCAACACCGTGGACATGCACACCACCGTCGCCACTTCGGCGCAGGTTGTCGGCCAGGTCTTCACCATTGCCGGCGTATACGCCTGCCACCCTGAAACCAAGCAGGCATACTCCTCGCTGCAACAGTTCACCATCACCGCCATCGGCGCAACCACCACCACTGTCAGCCCGACCATCTATCTAACCGGCGCTCGCAAGAACGTGGTTAGCTCGACCGGAGCCGAATTGGCCCCTTCGGACTTCAATTCGAAGACCCTGACCTTCGTCGGAGCGGCATCGACCTCCTACACCACCGGCCTGATGTACCACAAGGAAGCGTTCCAGTTCGTGACCGCTGACCTGCCGATCATGGACGACGCCGCCAAGTGCGTGCGCCGCCAACAAGACGGCCTGAGCCTACGCGTGTGGCAAGCATCCGATATCCGCAACGATGAGCTGCTGATGCGTATCGATATTTTGTACGGAATGGCCGCACTACGGCCAGAGTGGGCGTGCCGTCTGATCGGCTCGTAACTTGCCCGCGAAACCGTACATAAGCTAACCGAATAAAGGAAACCAATCATGGCATCCACTACCGCACAAAACTACGAGCAGGTCTCGTACCACGGCGCCGGCTCGCAACATCGCGGCCACCACCGTGAAATCATTGGCGACGGCGTGGCAACGCGCACCCTGACTGCGAAAGAATCGGGCGCTCTGTGCCTGTTCGACCGCGCAGCTGGCGTTGTCTACACCCTGCCAGCGCCAGTCATTGGCATGCAGTTCGAATTCATGACGACCGTCACGATTACGAGCAATGCCGCTAAGGTCATCACCAACTCCTCCAGCGTGTTCCTGCTGGGCGATGTGCAGATGATCATCGCTGGCTCGGCAACCACCCTGGCCGCTGCCGCCAATGGCACTACCCATGTGGCAATCAGCTCCAACGGCACTACCACCGGCGGCGTCATCGGTGACCGTTACCGCGTCACCGCGATCAGCTCCACCCAATGGGTGATCGACGGCTTCGTGTCGGGTTCCGGTTCGCTGGCAACGCCATTTGCAACAAGTTAGATTTGTTTTTGCGCTAAAATGGTGTGGCTGAGTTATCTCAACCACACCATTAAGGCGAAATATGAAACATATCTCATGTGAAGATTTGAAGGCTTTAGTTAGTTACAGCAGCGATACAGGTGAATTTTTGTGGATCGTTGATGCTGGAAGGTACGGAAGAATAAAGGCTGGAACAATAGCGGGAAGTAAGAATAAGGCCCATGGATACTATGCGATCAACATTCGCGGTGTTTTGTATCCCGCACATAGATTGGCATGGTTATATCAATATGGCGAGTGGCCGAAAGGGCAAATCGACCATATAAACGGAATAAGAAGCGACAACAGGATTGCCAACCTAAGGCAAGCTACGCTGCAAGAGAACATGCAGAATAAAAAAGTGTACTCAAGTAATACAAGTGGATATCCTGGCGTCACATGGCATGCCAGGGTAAAAATGTGGCAGGCAAGAATAGGTGTAGATGGTGAAAGGGTTCATCTTGGGTATTGGGATGACCCAAAATTGGCAGCCGAAGCATATGAGAAGGCCAAGGCAGTTAAGCATCCATTTAGCCCAAACGTGAGAGGTAAATAATGATCCGCATGAAACACCCGCAGCATGGCTTCCACATGGCGCTGGGCATTGAAGTGCCAGAAATGAAGAAGCATGGCTGGACCGAAGATGTGCCGGAAGTGGCGCCAGAGGCTGAAAAGGCACCAGTTCCAGAAGTGGAAAATGCCGAGCATGACGCGCTGATTGCCCGCGCCGAAGAACTGAACATCAAAGTGGACAAGCGCTGGTCCGATACCCGCCTGGCCGCTGAAATCGAGAAAGCCGAAGCCGCACAGGCCGGCGAAGAAGCCGAGGAAGAATAACCATGCCCGTCACAGCACGCGCAACGATTCAGGGCGCCCTTAAGCTCATCGGCGTGCTTGACCCAGCGGAAACCATGACGCCGGAAGATTCCGACGATGGCCTGCTGATGCTCAATGACATGGTGGATTTGTTGAATCTTGAGCGCCTGAACCTGTACGCCATCACCAACGTTACGGCGTCGTTTTCTGGCGTGTCGGCCACGATTGGTCCCGGCATGACGTTCAACACGCCGCGACCGATCCGCATCGAGTCTGCGTACTATCGCAAGGGTGATATCGATTACCAACTCGACCTTATCAATGATCAGGTATACAACTCGATCAGCATGAAGGCGATTTCGACGGACTTTCCCGAGGTGATGCATTACGACCAGGCTTCGCCAACGGGAAACCTGTACGTCTATCCAGTGCCGTCAATCTCGACCACTTACACGCTGCAAGTTCTGACACAACTGTCGGCATTTGCTGACCTCGATACCGCCTATGGCCTACCACAAGGCTATGCGAAAGCGTTGAAATATGCACTCGCTATCGAATTGGCCCCCTTGTACCACAAGGAGGCGCCGGTTACTGTAGCTCGCGTCTATACCAATGTCATGCGCGCCTTGAAGCGTGCAAATGTTGATGTGCCAGTACTGGACGTTGAGCTGCCTGGCAATTCCGCCTTCGAATCCGGCTCAACAAGCCTCCTGCGTATCCTGAGTGGCACATGAGCCAGATTCCTATTGTCGGCCCTTCGTATAACCTGCGCGTTCGTAAGGCTGACGTGCAGCGCTCCATTGGGCTGTTCCCTTCAATTGTTGAGAGTGGCAATGGCAAAGCGCCGGCCATTCTGCAATCTGTGCCAGGGCTTATCCTGTTCGCCGATGCCGGGGCAGAAATCCGCGCCATGCGTACCCTCAAGGATGGGCGCCTGTTTGTGGTCAACGGATCCAGCTTTAGCGAGATCGATTCGGCCGGCGTGGTGACTTCGCGCGGTACGCTCAATACGTCGACTGGCGCGGCGGATATCGCGCAAAACCTGATTCAAGCCATTATCGTAGACGGTCCAAACGGCTACGTAATGAACCTGAGCACGAATGTCTTTGCGCAGAATCTCGCCGCCGCGTTCAATGGTAGCGTGCGCGTCTCCGTGCTGAATGGGCGAGCGATCTACGTCAAGCCCAACTCCCAGCAGTTCTCCCTATCGGCTATCGATGACGCGGTGACCATCGACACGCTCGATTTTGCCTCGGCAGAGTCCTCACCAGACAACATCGTGACGCATATTGTTGACCATGGCCAGGTGTTCTTTTTCGGTGAAACTGGCATTGAGATTTGGGACGATGTTGGTGGCTCTGACTTCCCGCTGGCCCGCAATGAGGGTGCCAAGATCGAAACCGGCTTAGCTGCGGCGTTTAGTGTGCAGAAGCTGGATAACACAGTCTATTGGCTCGGAACCGACGAGCGCGGCGGCGGAATTGTCTGGAAGCTGGCCGGCTACACACCGGTTCGTGTCAGCACGCAAGCAATTGAAGAGGCGTTGCAATCTGTCACGGATACCTCTGGCGCCGTGGCCTACACCTACCAGCAGGACGGTCATTCGTTCTACTGCCTGAACGTTCCGGGCCTCAACACTACGCTGTGCTATGACGTTGCGAGCAATGCCTGGCATGAGCGCGCTGAGTTAGTGACCGGTGAATATGCCCAGCATCGCGGCCAATTCCACGCCTACGCCTACGGCAAACATCTTGTAGGTGCGGCGGATGGCAAGATTTATCAGTATGACCCTGACGTCAATACGAACGCTGGCGATGTGCTGCTGCGCGACCGTATCAGCCCGCACCAAGCGACAGCGACCTATACCAAGAACGAATTTTCTCTGCTGCAAGTCGATTGCACAGTTGGCGCCGGCCTGCCTGACGGATCTGCGCCTTCGCTGATGATGCGCTATTCGAACGATGGTGGCGGCTCCTGGGGCAACTGGCGCACGGTAAGTGCTGGCGCCATCGGTGAGCGCCGGGCCCGCGCCATCTTCCGCCGCCTGGGAATGGCTTATGACCGCGTTTGGCAAATCCGATTCACCGAGGATGCGCCATTTGCCATTGTTGGGGCAAACGTCGAATGAGCACGCTCAACTTACAGCCGCCGCGCGTTCCGATGGTGGAACCAAAAACCGGGATGATCACCCGGGAGTGGTATCGGTTCATCACCGATTCCTTTGCGCGCCAGGGTGGACACGATGCGCCAAGTAATACCGATCTCGATGTAGCGATGCCGGAAGATTCAGGCGTTGCGGAACTGGAGTGCTTCGTTCGTGGCGTGGAAGGCGCCTTTATGCAGGATCCGCCTCCATTCCCATTCCCCACAAGCGATGAGGCTCTTATCCAGCCGCCGCAGATTCAAGTACTGTCTGAAACGCTGGAAAGCCTGCAAACCGAAATCCGCAACTGCGCCGACATGATTGCTGTGCTGATGAAACAGATTGACGACATTAAACAAGGGACCGCGCCATGACCGTGACCGCTAAAACGCTGATTGCTCCGAAAAATGCCGAGAGCACCCAGGTAACCCAATATACCGCGACGAACGTGCGCACCATCATTGACAAGTTCACCGCGACCAATTACACCGCCGGCGCGGTAACGCTGTCGATTAACCTGGTGACGCTGGCTGATACTGCCGGTAACCAAAACTTGATCGTTAAAACGCGCTCGCTCGCTGCCGGTGAAACCTACACGTTCCCTGAAATTGTTGGTCATGTGCTGAACTCTGGCGATTTCATCAGCACCATCGCCAGCGCGGCGACGTCGATTAATATCCGCGCGTCGGGCCGCGAAATCACCACGTAAAACGAAAAAATGGAACTCGATACCGTTAATGATAATCCACTTGCTTTCCTTGCTGGTGCAAGCCGCGAGGAAATCAGGGCCAATATCATGGCGTTCAAAGACCAGTTGCTGGAGTTGGATGCTGGGCAGTGTAACCTTCAGGTTGAGCATAATGTCGCGGATGGAATTTATACCCGCAAACTGTTTATCCCCAAGGGCTGCATGCTGGTAGGTAAAATTCACAAAAAGCAGTGCATGAACATCGTTGCAAAAGGTGATATCACCGTCATGACAGAAACTGGCTGCGCTCGTGTGCAGGCCGGCTATACCGTGCAATCTCCAGCCGGGATCATGAAGGTGGGCTACGCCCATGAGGATACGATTTTCATCAATGTTTTTCGTACTGATGAAACTGATATTGCCAAGATCGAGGAAGAAATCGCTAGCGAGAGTTTTGAGGTGGTTCCGATTGAGGCGGAAGCAAAGGAGGCATTATGTCTGTAGCATGGGTTGCCGTAGGTACTGCTGTTGCTAGCGCTGCTATTCAAAGCAACCAGGCCAGCAAAGCAAGGAAAGCTCAGGAGCAGGCTGCACGTGAGGCAAACGAGACCACGAAAGACGCAGCTACAGCCGCCCTTGAAGAAAACAGGCGGCAGTATAACCAAACACGATCGGACATACTGCCAACAATTGAGCGCGGGAACCTGGCCGGAAACCGGTTGCAGGAACTAATGGGGCTAGGCGCCAATACTGGCGCTGCTGGCTATGGATATTTGGCGCAACGATTTACTGGTGAAGATGTTGCGAATGACCCAGGATATCAATTTGGACTGCGGGAAGGGCAGCGCGGGCTTGACAATAGCGCTGCTGCGCGTGGGGGCTATTACAGTGGCGCGCAATTGAAGGCTGCTAGCCGCTATAACAGCGATTATGCTGGCACAAAGTTTAACGACGCGTATAACCGCTGGAATAATGACCAAACCAACCTTTTTAACCGCTATTCTGGGGTCGCTGGGTCTGGGCAGCAGGCAGCTACACAAGTCGGTCAGCAGGGGCAGCAAATGGCCGCCAATAATGGACAGATCGGGATGAACAGCGCAAACATAATCGGCAACAACCTGATTGGAGCTGGTAACGCGCGCGCCTCATCTTATTTGGCGCAGGGACAGATTTGGAGTAATGCGCTTAATAAAGCTGCTAGTGGCTATTTCGGCGGGATGGGAGGGCAATAAATGGGCATCGATTCCAGTATCTATCAGGCGTTTACACCTCAGGCAAAATCGTTTGAAGACTACAACAATGAGCGCATGGTGGCGCAGCAGAACCGCCTTGCGCTTGCGTTGCAGAAGCAGAAGAATGATGAATATACACGATCGATTGATGATGCCAATAAGCTGCGCGGCATTGTCGGTACTTTTACGGATGACCGCGCTGGGAATCAGCAAAAGCTCCTTCAGGCTGGCCGGCTGAAAGAGGCTGAAGATTACGGCAAGGAGACGCTTGCAGTAAAAAAGGCCGACCTTGAGAATCAGAAAGCGCAGATCGAGCAACATCTTCAAAGGTTTGCGGTAGCTGGTCAGATCATGGCCGGCGTCAAGGATCAAGCGACCTGGGATCAGGCACGCGCCCAGACTGCGCGGGCATTTGGTCCAGAAGCCGCAGCACAAATGCCCGCAATCTACGACCCGCAAGCAGTAGAGCAGAAGCGCCTGCAAGCGATGCCAGTACAGCAGCAGCTTCAGGCTGAACATCAGAAGATTGCAGATAAGCTTGCCGCCGACAAATTCGCCTACGACCAGAAGAACGACAAAGCAAATCGTGACGTTACCATGCGTGGCCAGAACATGACCGCCGAGACTGCGCGCAAAGATCGCGAACAACGCGGGACATTGGCAGAAGCGCCGACTTATGACACTGAGCGAGGCGTGGTGGTAGATCGCCGCAAAGGAACTGCCAGCCAAGTACTTGATGCCAATGGCCAGCCGCTTGGCGGGAAGGAAAAACCTTTGACGGAGTTCCAAGGAAAGTCGGCAGCGTTTGCTGATCGCGCACTTCTGGCGGATCAGGCGCTTTCTCGCCTCGAATATAGCCCCGCTGCGATCAATTCCAAGCAGGCTGTTGGTCGTACTCCACTTATTGGCGGCGCATTGGAAGCGGCCACGAATGCTATGCTTCCAGCACAAACGCAGCAAGCAGAGCAAGCGCAGCGCGACTTTGTTAATGCAGTTCTTCGCCAAGAATCTGGCGCTGCAATTGGTGCTAGCGAATTTGATAATGCTCGTCGCCAATATTTCCCACAGCCAGGGGACTCGCCTGATGTTATCGCGCAGAAAGCTGCTAATCGCCAAACTGCAATTACTGGACTGCAGCGTAATGCCGGCGCGACATACAAGGCTCCAACTAGCGCCTCTTCTGTAAAAAATAATCCACCAGCGAAGAATTCGAAAGGCTGGGCGCTTCATGTAGATGCAAACGGGAACCGGGCCTATGTTAGCCCTGACGGGAAGCAATTTGAAGAGGTGCGCTAATGGCGTTTGATCTTGCTACAGCTAAGCCTGCGCAAGCTGGCGGATTTGACTTGGCTTCGGCACGTCCTGTCGGTGCGGCTCCTATCTCGGGTGCAGCGGCTATTCCTTCGTTCACGCTTGGACAAGAGCAGCGACAGCCAGCGCCGGCTCCACAGCAGGAGGATAATCTTCTCGGGAAGGCTGTAGGCCCTGTAGATGCTGCCTTGGGCGTTGCTTCTGGTGTCGTTACGCCAGTGATTGCCGTGCCAAGCGGTTTTCTGCAATCAGCTTACCAGCGTGTGACGGGCGGTGAAGTCAAGACTCCAGAACAGAATGCTGTCACAATTCGTAACCGTTTGCAGTATCAGCCAGCCACAACCACAGGCCGCAATATCCTCGAAAAGATTGGCGAAGCTGCACCCGTTCTTGAGGCGCTTCCTGCTGTGGGGAATGACCTTGCCAACCTTGGCCAGGCGACAAGACTTGGTGCGAATGTTCTGCGTGAAGTGTCAGCCCCTGGAGCTGCTATTCAAAATGCTGCCGATGATGCTGCGGCGGCAGGCGG